TATCTGCTAATTCAGTGATGAGAGGACGTTTAGACGCAAGAAGGACGCTGAAGAGCTTAGTTGCGGATTTGAGGTCTAACAAAAAAATGATAATATAATATGAAATTCAGACATTTATTCTATTTGCTCGCTTCTCTAAGCATGGTGCTGTCGGCTTGTGAATCCGACGATGAAACAAGTGGCAATAACGAGCCACCGGAAGTTGTGCTTCCCTCTGCCGAGTTCAGACCCAACAGCCTTACCGGGGCGTATGCCGAAGATGCAATCCGGATTGAGGCTGAGGACAGGTACAACGCCCCGTTTTCTTCGATTGAGCTTATGCAGGACGGGTATTACCTGTTTACCTCTTACAATATGTATAACGGTTACACTTCTTCGGCCTGTGCCGCGGCTGGAATTGGAGACAATCCAGACATCAACAATGGGCATAAGGTCATATACACGAGAAGTACGACGGATGAAAACGGTACAATATCGTTTAATGACAGCCAGTATGGTAAGTTTACAAAACTCGGCGATAAAAAATACCGTTTGAGCAATGGCATAGAAATTGACTTGCAGGATGCTGCAAAAGTACGTTTGAAATATCCCGACGGAACGGTGAGAACCGTATATGCCAGCGTGATTCCCCCCATGCAAGGAGACGCCACAAGAAGCCTCTGCCGGACATGGGACTACATCAGCCATGATGTGTGGTGTTACTGGAATGGCAAGTATATCGCCCGCGGTCAAAAGAAATTGGAAAACGGACAGATCGTGGACAGCCATTTTAAGGTTATCGGGGACATGTTTGAAGAAGAGGAAATTTTTGACGATGTAGCCTACAGGGACGTGTTCACTCCAACGGGAATCTTTATCCGTTTTTTTGTAAGTGAAGACGTGGAAATCAATACTTGGAGATGGGATAATGAGCAGCAAGGCATTATATGCGAATACGAACCGGGTAAGGACGACGAATCCTCGGAATATTGGACTGTCCGTTTCTCCGGTAATGAAATGCGCTTCTACCATGATGTGCGATATTCAGAGGATGGCGAAAACGTACGAACAGTAGCCGTACAAACATTGACTGCCGCCAATTAGATTACATAAGCCAAAGCGTACACGCATCGGGGCGACTTGAAATCGCCCCGATGTTTTTTTATATCAACTTACTTGTCCTTGGAACGGACTTCACCCGAACGCTTTGTCAAGAAGGTTCACGGCCTCTACTTTCTTGCTGTCAACGATTTTTGCGTATATCTGGGTCGTTTTCACGTTGGAGTGCCCGAGCAGCTTGCTGGTCGTGTAAAGGTCTGCCCCAAGGGTGAGCATCATCGTGGCGAACGAGTGCCTGCTGGTATGGAATGAGATGTGTTTCGTCACGCCGGCTTCCTTGGCCCATACTTTCAGCATGAGGTTTATCCTCGCAAGGGCGGGAAGCGTCCCGAACACGGCATCGCCGGAAGAGGCGTCCCCACGCTCGGGCAGCCAGCTCATGGCGGATTCCGACAAGGGCTGGTATATCGGCGTGGTAGTCTTTTGCATGACCACCGTCACCCTCCATTGTCCGCCGTCAAGTACGAGGTCCCCCCATTTCATCCGGGCCACATCCCCGAATCTCAACCCGCAGAAGCAGGCGAAAAGGTAGGCGCGTTTCACGTCCTCACGGGGGCAGTCGGTGGCTATGAGGCTCTTGATTTCGTCCACCGTAAGGAATTCGCGCTTGCTTTCGGGAACCTGTATCCTCTCTTTGGGCGTAAGTTGCATGAAGGGATTTTCCCCGATGACCCCGGCCCTTACAGCCGCGTTGAGCGCGCTGCTCAGATATCCGGCATAGTCGGACGCGCTTTTGGGGGTGAGGGGCTTGCCCCATCTGGTCTTGTAGTCATATTGCAGGAACCTCATGAACCCGGTGCAGAAAGCCCTGTCCACTTCGCGCATGGCCACCTTGTCATTGTATTCGCCGAGCAGCCGCACCGTGCTTTTCAGCAGCCTTAGACAGCGTGCCCCTTTTCTTTCCATGTCCTCATAATAGGTCTGCATCCAGTCTTTCAGCAGCATCTTGGCCCGGCTTGATGTGTGTTTCAGCCCGGCCTCGTTGTGGGTGATTTCCAGGATACGCTCCATCTTGATGGTGTTCGCAGCCTTCATCGTCTCGCTGTTGAGTGTCTTTATCTGCGGGCCGGTTTCGGGATGGATATACAGTTTCAGGAACTCATAGCTGCGCCGTCCGTCACGGTATATGTCGAGATAGAGGGATTCCGAGCCGTCGGCGAGCTTCTTGCTGCGCAGCCTTACGGGTTCCTTGATTTTGGGTTGGATTGATTTCTTTGCCATTGTATCAGGTGTTACTGCTTGTATCGTTGATGAATATCGCGTCCGGCCGGTTTGCCGCGTCGTCCTTTTTCCGGTCGATTATCTTGGCATATATCTGTGTGCTTCTCACGCTCCTGTGTCCCAGCAGTTTGCAGACGGTAAAAAGGTCGGCTCCGAGTGTCAGAAGCATCGTGGCATAGGTATGCCTACTTGTATGGAAGCAGATGTCCTTATGGATTCCGGCAGACCATACCCAGTTTTTCAGGTGGTTGCACACATCGCTATGGTCCGGAAGGTCAGAGAACACGATGTCCTCCGGGTCGGCATCCTCCTGCTCGGGCAGCCACTCCATAGCCTTTCCCGAAAGGGGGAGCAGTAGGGGTTCCGATGTCTTGGATATGACAATGCTGGCATACCACTGACCGTCGACACAGGAAAGGTCGCGCCATCTCAATTTCTCCATGTCCCCGTACCGGAGGCCGCTGAAACAGCAGAAAAGATAGGCCTGTTTGACCCTTTCCCTGTAACACGGGGTGGCGATAAGCCGTTTCACCTCATCAATGGTGAGATATTCACGCCTGATCTCGGGCATGGAAATCTTGTCAGCCGCATCAATCTGTGTCATGGGATTCTTTTTCAGCACCCCGGCGCGGACTGCGGAATTCAGGGCCGCACGGAGTTTGCACTGGTATCCCCATGCCGTTGTCCGGTTGATGGGCTGGCCGGACCTTGCACGGTAGTCGTTACGCAAATAATCTATGAACATCAGGCAGAAATCCTTGTCCACCTGCGACATCCTGACATCCGGCGCTATCGTTCCCAGTATCCGGGCCACTTTGGTTATTATGGCCGTGTTCTTGACACCGTATCTTTTCTGTTCGCCGATATAGGCGTCCATCCATTCGGAAAGCGGCATGTCCATATGGAATACGGGCTTGTCACCGGTGCCGCCGTTTCCGATTCCCATCAGTTGCAGGGTACGTTCCCGCTGTATCTCCTCGACCTTCTTCATGGTCGCCTTGTTCCTGCGCACGGCCTCGCGGTCCGTTTCCGGCAGGATGTACAGTTTCAGGAAGTCGTAAGTCCGTCTGCAACCGTCACAACAGTCGAGATAAACGGACTTGCGGCCGTCGGCAAGCGTCTTATAGCGTACCTTTACTGAATTATCTGTGAGTTTTTTCTTCGGTCTTCCCATTGTGAATAGAGTAACAATTACATTGCAAAGGTAACAAAATTTTCGTTACCAGTAACGTTTTGGGTAACAAAAATCACGAATAAAAGCGATTTTTTCAGAAATGAAGGGAAATAACGAATCTTGATTATATATCTAATAATCAATGATATATATTCTATTTATTTCCCTTATTTTCGTTTGTTTCTCAACTATTTGTTAGTGGACAATACTGTGGTGGATAGGAAAAACGTTAATGAGAAACAACTTCTTCAAGAAGTGAATTCACAGTCTGTGAGCTTGTCGGATATGAGTGCTAAGACAGAGATTCATAAAACGGGAGTTGAGAAAACTACTAATAGGACAACCGGAGGTTGGTATTGGTATGGAATTATTTTGCTGGTTTTAGTTATCGTGTGTTGGATTTATAGATTGATGAAAAAGGCTATCTGATACCTTATCAGGTAGACGGGCGTGAGTTGGTTAAAGTTGGAGTGGAGTTCAGTGCAGAAAAAAGGAATATAGACCGGTGGTTGTATTAGCTCGATAACCATGTTGTTAAAGGAGTTACGGAGCCGTTTGAGATTGTTCAAGCGGCTCTTGTTTTGCGGGTAGTTCTTCTTATCACTTGTTTTAAATCCAAATCATAATCTCTATTTCTTTATCAGTTGTGATCTTTTCCTTTTTTCTGATTTCCGCTTTGAGAGGAAGTAAATAAGTATCAAGTTTGGTGTCAAACCAGATTGCGGTTTCCCATTGGGTATTGTCTGTTTTGGCCGTCATCTTCAACCGTCCCCAGCCTTCCTCTAAGAATCCGAGATTCTCTCTTATTTCTTTGGACATCTCTTTCGGCAGGCAGGCTATGTGCCAACCGCCCGTTCCAACAGTCGATGAGTAGTTCCATACTTTTGCGGTAACTCGTATTTCATTCCTTTATTTTTCATTGTACAAAAATAGGTAATAATAGGAGATTGGTTGTTCTTTTTCTCTCAATTAATTTTTGATGTTATATTCTATTACAGGAATCGACAACTGGGTGAAGAAACAGAATAAGTCAAAGTTAGCTTGTGCATAGCCCTTGTGGTTGCCACATAAAGCATACTTTTATCAATATTG